AAGAAGACAAGTACGAATTGTAAAATGAAAACTTAATCCCATATTGATAGTTTGGCTCAAAAATTGACATATCTAAGTCAAAATAATTACCTGATACGTTATAAGATAATTGTGTGTGCTTCACAGAGCCAGAACTATAATCAACCACAGTTAAGTCATCAGATATTCTAAATACTTTATACAAAGCATCTTCTATTATAAGATTCTCAGGTGTCGCTTGTGCTGTTACATAAAGATTTGGAGACCAGTTCTTATACCTACTGTATAGTTTAAATCTAGCAGTCTGGTCCGAATGGTATTCGTGAGTATTATTAACTATAGATATAACATATTTAGAATCAACACTTGTATCATTCGCTACTAACGATTTAGGAGATATGGTCCCTGTGTGGTATTGAACACCTGCTCCGTTGTGCCAAACGTCATAAAGTGTGTCGTATTCTCCACTTATATACACAGAAGCAGTGTAGATTCCTACCGAGGGCAGATCTTGCCCGCCTTTAAAGGTGCCGAGAAAGGCACCGCCTATACTAGAACACAAAGAAGCGCTTATCTCAGAAGTCAAAATACCAGGAATATTCGTCAATGCTCCGCGTGGCTTATTATAAAGATACAATTTGTTTAAATTTTGCTCACCAGTTGCTAAAGAAGAACTCAGAAAAAAGCTACCTCTGTTGTCTTTTTCAGAACTATTCCACCTTGCTTCTAGAACTGGTCTTTTATAATAGAACTCACTTTCTCTGGCAAAGAATTTTTTTGTATAATGTGACTTAGTTGAGGATTCGTGCGAAGGCGAAAGAAAAATACCAAATCCATAATTATTGTATTCAGTTGGAAACTCTTTTACCCAGTCTTCAACAATGTCACTAACATCAACGACTAGATCTTCTAAACCAGACTTAAAAGATGCAGTAACAGCTTGATTGTAAAGATAATCTCCTCCAGCTGTTGTCCATTTTCCATCATCATCGTGTGAAGCGGAGTGCCTAGCTTGAATCCAATTACTACCAGTGCTATCGTAAGTAACATCAGAATAATCTTCCATGTCTAATCCAACGCCTTCTTCCCATGAAGAAGAAACCGGTAATACAAAAAACTTAAAATCTTTTGGTACACTATCAACATGCTTGGCATTGTAAAGTTTTAAATACCAATCAACACTACCACTAGCTGGGAGAGTGCCTGCTGTTCGCTTTGTTGATATTGTATCCAAAGGAAATTGAACCAAAGCCCTAGCAAACTCTGTTGAAGTGGATGAGGCTTGTCCATAAATTGAAAATACTTCTAGTATATCTGAGGCTCCCATGTTAGAGCCCGTACCTCGAGTAGTTAGGTTTTCACCAAAAGCGTTGGAAATTGTGTTATCTAAACTTGCTGTTATTCTATAGACGGCCATTATACTGATGCTCCTTTAATATCTTGATCTAAGTATTTTATCTCTAAAACACAATTCTTTGGTGTCTTTATATAAGACCCATCAGCAGAGGTAATATCTGTTATGTCTATGGGAACGGAAGAGTATGAAGCTCCTTGTTTGACTTCCATCGTGACCTTGATGGTATCAACTACTCCTCTAGTCTTATTTATCGTGTTATAGATTTGATTTATGTATAGAGGCTCTGCTATATACATTTTTTCTGAAAGCAAGTTCCTTAATCGTGCATCTACATCTGCTAAGACTGTTAATGAGTTTAAGTTGGGATCAGTTACTGCTTCGTAAGAAAAGCCAATGTTTATTATGTGTGCATCTATAATATCTACCCCATCATTGATCATTTTGTTTTTTTGTAACCATGTTTTGAGGTTTGTTTTGATACTTATGTTGGTATCTGTTAAATAACCATTATCATTTTCTGATATGACATAAAGAGCAATTCTTCTATTTGTTCCTGATGGATCGTTGTGTATTGAAACTCTCTTAACAGAACCAAGACTTGGAGGCATTTTGTAACAATATGCTTCGTAGTCGTTTCTAGTAACAGCTCTGTTTTGTGCTGCTCTACATGCGTAAGCCCTATATTTTAATTCTTCGGTTGTTGGTGACGAGGTGTTTGCAGAAATTATTTCATCATTTGATACTTCCAAAGAAGCCCTAACAAGGCCGAAAGAAACTGCTGCTGAATCGTTTGTGTTTGGAAATTCCATTATGTTATCGACAACAGAGTTTAGTTCTCCAATTCCCACACTAACATTTAGTTGAGTATTCGCTCCATAAGTTACTGTTAAGGTAGTATTGGACGGGGCTACACCAAACTTATCTGTATTTAGTAATTCGTTGGGATCAAACTCATCGTCAGTTATATACCCTTTTCCTGCTTTCTTTAACACAACTGTTGAAGGATCTGTGACGTCTTTAATCTTTGTTTCGTCGTCTGATCCATAGCCAAACTGTAAATAGGTTCCACTATTGTCTTGTTGCATGGTAAATCTTCTAGCCACAACTTTTGGCTTTATTATAGAAGGAACACCGTCTTGCAAAGCTCTCGGGTTTGTTGTTTCTAAAAACACAGTGTCTTCTGTTAGGTAGTTTACTTCATAAAATCTATTACCATTGGTGTCATACACCGTTTCTATTTCGTTTATAATTGAAGGCCCGACTCGTACTTTCAAAAACTTTCTCGGATCTCCTATAGGAATTCGCTTTGTAAATCGTGCTCCGGACTTTACTCTACCGTAAGACCTTAAAGCGTATTCAGATGGTTTTCCTGTTGTGTCATCAAACTTAGATGCAACTTGTTCTATATTGTTTTTGTTAAAATCAACATCTTCTAATAAAATAAAGTTAGAAGATCCTGCTGAAAACTGACTTCCTTTTCTTAATATAGGAATATATTCTGAATCGGGACCAGATCCTAAAACATTAGAAGGTATTGAAACATAAAACGTTGCTGTTCCGTAAGAAGAAGGTCGTCCGTAGTATTTATAACCCATTTGTTCTGCTATTTTTCTAACGTTGTTATACTGTAAAGCAGTCTCTAAAAAACTTTCATTAACTTGAAAGTCTAAGTAATAAGACATAATATCTCCAACATAGGCAACAGAATCAAAAATCATAGAACCAAATGATGAATCATTAAAGTCATTATATTGATCTGGGTAGAATCTTTTTGCATGTTCGACAAGGGACTTCTTGATTGAATCAAAGTCTCTATCTGTATATCTTATTAATGGTTTTTTGTTTTTCATTTTTTATCCTCAGTAACTAGACCCTAGGCCTAAAGAAGTACTAGCGTTTCCGTTAACTTCAATGTTTAGTTGATCACTAATGTTGGTTCCTGCTAAATTATATGATAAAGAAATTTTTATTGAATTTTCTTCAGCTGGAATAACTGATACGTTCTGAAGGTTTATGTAAGGTAAGTATGTACTAACCTGTCTTCTTATATTAGACGATATCTCTTGGAATACTTGATCAGACATATTCTCAAACAAATATTTTCTTAATCCGACTCCGTATTCCGGAATGCTAATCTTTTCCCCAGGATTAGTGAGAAGTAGATTGGTTAAATGGAATTTAGCTAACTTTTTTCTTGTTCGGATCTTTTCATATCCACCTTTGTTAGAAAAAGACAAAGGAAATTGTGGAGTTAAAATCATAATCGTACCTCATTATAAATATTACGAAATATTATTCTTCATCAGGAAAAAACTGATCTAGTAGTCTTTCATCGCAATCATCAAGTTCTGTGACTATTCTTTTGAAGTATGGCCAGCCTATCTGTGCTTTGAAATCAAATTTTGGTATCAAATCTTTCATGAAGCCTAACATGTTCATTGATGATTCTTTTTTACTATCTTTTTCTAAATCTTCGTCTCTAAGTTTAACAAGCCCGGCTAGGTTTCTTCTAAGGAGTTTTTTAGTACCTTTCATTATTGTTTCGTAATCATCCATTCTGGTTTCAGGGTTTCGAAAACGACCTTCAACCTCCTTCAAAGCCCAACCATCATTATACCCTATAGAGTTTAAAAATGTCGCATGGACTTGTGATGTTACAGATGTAGATACAGCTTTGGCAGAAAATATATGCTCAAACAGGATTTTATATTCTTCGGTTTTCATTAAGTTTTTTAACAAACACTCTATATCATAGTGATCTTCTTGATCAAGAAAGTCAGATATCTTTTGATCTTTTAATTGAATTTCGTGTTTTATTAGAGGAAATTGAAAAGAAAAGTTATCACCTAGTTCACTTTGGCCTACCGAAATAGCTTTCTCTTTATTTATTTGTATCTGTAATTCTAAAAAATTGTTAAACTCTTCAATTGCTTGAAATTTTTCCATAAGTCCTTCTGAACTGATATAGATAATCCTAATTCCCATATAAATAGGAGAATCCCCTTTCAGTTCTCCATCTTCTACACGAAGGCTACCAAAATAATCAGAAAGGTTTTTGTTCTTATTTATATCCTCTTTCCGTAAAACCTCTTTGATCTTTTCAATCGTAGTGATATTTTTGTGTGAAGAATTCCTTTCAGTAAAAGACACAGGTTTCTGCTCTATTGGAATATCTTTTTCATTTATTCTCATATATTTTTGTATTGCAAAACATCCGTACTTTTTAATGTCGCTAACTCTTTGTTCACTTATCTCCATATTGTCTACAAAGTTTGCTAAAATGTCCGGTTCAACCTCAATAACGTCGCCATAATTGTGAGAATAATTATTTGATAAGTTTTTAATTTCTTGATAATGCCCTATGTTTAAAAAAGAGCCTAATAAAAGTTTGTTTTCTGACATCATATATTTTGAAAGATCAAATATGGATGGTTCTAATTGTTTGTTAAATATATCAAAAAATCTCTTAATCTCTTGAGCTAACAATTCTTCCACAAACTCTAGAATATCCGATTCAATAGATCTTATTGCAAACAGTCTTGTTTGTAGTTTTAACTTATTTATTCTAATCTTTTTTGGCTTGTTGATAGATTTTGTCTGCTCGGAGCCTTCTGCTTTATAGCAGAGTTCTTTGTGTTCGTCATACCCAATA